TCATTCGGCGAGCGGCCATGCAGTGCTCTTGTGTGAGTCTGGGGGCGTGAGCTCGATGACGGGCAAGCTTACCCCCAACCGTTGCCTGACCTTTGCCAGCGCAGCGGTATCGGCTTTGATGAGAAGACGTTGTCCGCGTGCGGACGCCGCTAGATCGGGACTACTGTAGTCAGCCCACGTGAAGTCTAGCCTGCTCACGCCGCATGGGCATCGGGGGCCAGCGATGCGCAGCGTGGTGCCAGGCGCGCCGGATCCTTTCGGCACACTCTTCAACTGGAACACGAGCTCGATCACCCTGTCGTCTGGGGACGGCGAAACATGGCGGCTGGCCAACCGGAATCCGGATTGCTCATACAATTCGATGTAGGCGCGTTCCAGCGCCCACATCGACATGCCGAGATGAGTCCACTCTGGGAGGATGGGCCGACCTTCCGGGACCTGCTGTGACGTGCTGGCATGATGCACTGCGTTGACGGAAGGATAATTTTGCGCGGCGGATGGGTGATTCATCAGTAGCCCCAGGGTCAGGGCAGCGATAAGGATCGATCGACGGGCTTGCATGTTGCGGTCTCCGGTACTTGGGACATCTTGCATCCAATATGAATTCAATGGCCGCCGCCCGGTGGGCGGCCATTGCTTAGTCGCGCCGCACCACCAGCACAGCCTGCAACTTGTAACCGTTAATATCCCAGTCGTCGAAAATGTCGGTGCCGGTAGCAGCCAATCAGCAGACTTCATTTCGCATAATGTATAGACGGTGAGCGTTATGTCCGCCGCATTGATCGTGAAAGCGTGATGGATTTCGCGTAGTGCAGCCGCTTCAGCTCGGCCGGGTAGGGCAGCTCCGATGCACACCAACACTGCTACTGTTGTGCCTGCTAAACGCTTCGCCAGTGCTGCCCAGGCTTTGCCCGCTTTTCCGTCACTTCTGATTGCTCGCACTGCTACTAGCCATTCGCTTGGATCGTCTCCTGCCATCTCCGCGAGGCTGACAATAAGTTCTTCGTCTGGGTAGGCGTCGCCGTTGCGCCACTGGCTGACAACTTGCCGTGATCGTTTCAGCTCGTTAGCTATCGCGGTATCGGACGTTAGGCCGCGTTTGGCCCTCGCTTTGTCCATGAGTGTTGCAACTATTGCCACGTCAATACCCTCCCGATGAACGGTGGCTAGGGGCCGACGTGCGGCACCTTGCTGTCTGATAAACGTTGGACACATGTCCGACGTTTACTTTACAATTCCACCTGTCTGATAAACATCGGACAGCCCGCCCCCGGCCCCGCCCGGTGCCGGTGTGGCGGGATCTACCGGGCACCGGGCAGGGGGCAACACCATGGAATATCAGGTTCAGTACCGCGACGGCCGCCGTTGGGTTGTCCTCGCATCTTTCCCTACCCGCAATGCAGCGCGTGACGATGCCGCTGACCGCATTGCGTTTCTGGTGGCCGATGGCTTCAAGCACGGCGATGTTGTCCGCGACTTCCGCGTGCGTGGTGTGACCGCCCAGCAGGTGGCCGCATGAACGTCATTCTCAGTTTCATCTGGTGTCTCGCTCTTGCAATTCTCTGCTACGCAGTGATCGCTAATTGGCCCAATCTCTTTCTAGGCGTTATGGCGGTCGGCTTTATATGCCTTCCGTTTGTCCTGCCAATCATTCGAAAGGGTCGCCGATGAGCCGCCCGACCGATACCGAACGCGGCGCACGCATTGCGCTTGACTACGTTGAATCAAAGCTTATTCAACGCGATTTATTCCCAAGCCGCCGCACGCCGCCTTTGAAGTTCTGGCGCGAAATAAAGGCGATTGCGACGGAACACCTTGCCGAGTGCAAGGCAATACGCGAGGCCCGCGCATGAATCCGGGCGATCTGAAATTCTGGCAGCTGATCGAGCTGAAAAAGAAAGCCGAAACCGACGACGAACGCGCCGAGCTAGACCGACTGATAGAGGAACGCATCAGATGGGTAGGCTCGGGGCAGGGCGATGAGCCATGACGAAGCAGCCGTCCAGGCTAGCCCATTACCCGAACAGTCCCTGCTATCAGTGCGGGGCTTCCAGCTTCCAGACCCTGAGCGCGTGGGACGCGAAGTTGACGGTCTGCACCGATTGCGGCGTGCTGATCTCGAAGCAGGTGGCTATGCGGAGCTCCTACAGCGGATTCCGTGGCAACAGTTCTGGACCCTTACATTTCGAGTTGAAGAAGCCGGCCGAACCGGTGGTGTGCATCCGGAAAAGGCTGATAAAGCGTTCCGATATTTCGTCAGCTGCATCAACCGCGAGATTTATTCGCCCCGATGGTCAACCACTCCGTATGCAAAAGGCGGTATCCAGTGGGCACGGGGACAAGAGTTCCACAAAGACGGCAGATTGCATTTCCACGCCGTTACAGCTGCACCTACCGATGACTTAAATCGGCTAATGAGCCGCTATCAGTGGCATGAGTTTTGGTTCAAGGAATTCGGACGTAATCGCATAGAGGCACCACGCAGCCAATTGGATATCACCGGCTACGTGTCGAAGTACGTAACGAAAGGGGGAGTGGTGGACGTGTCGAAGAACTTCGGCGCCTGGATTCCACCACCAATCGACTACACCCGCCGACCGGTGCAAGCCGAGTTCGAGCAAACAACGCGTAAGGGGAGCATCGAGTCACTGGACCGGGGTGTAGGGGCCGCGCCCCTACGGACTGGTCAACGGAATCGCCGGTGATCGCTCACCGGGACATGCAGTACCGCCCCCGGTCTGGGAGGCACCGAAGCCGCAGCCTGTTCGCCTACGCGCAACCAGCACGGCAACGTCAGGAATCCACCCCTGAAGACCCGCCTTCGCTCGCAGGCGCACTAAAGCGGCAGGTCGGCATGACACCGAAACAAGTCTGCCCCGGGTGCGACGCTGCAAGCAGCCCACTTTGGTCTCCGGCTAAGCCTCACCGCACCCCCCGCATGGGGGGTAAGGGGGGCCTTAGCTTGACCCCACAGTACCGCCCGATTTTCGCAGTAACCCAACCGACGCAAGCCCAACCAACAGAGAGAACGAAGATCATGAGCAACGCACCGAAGATCACGATCAATAGCACTGTCGAGACCCGCACTGTCACCACCTCGAAGGGCATGCCGAAGGCCATTTACAGCCAGCGCGCCACGCTCGAAACCGAAGCGATGCGCATCCAGATCGAAGTCGAATGCGACGGTCCGGACAAGGGCTATCCGGTCGGCACGGTGAAGGAGTGGGATCTGGTCACCGATCTGGTGCCGGGCCGTTTCGGTGTCGAACTGGCGCGCCGCATGACGCTGGTCGATCCGCAGAGCGGCAAGCCACAGCAGCGGCAGGCAGCGTAATCGATGGCCGTGCTCATCCCTGCCTGCCTGGAAGCCGATCTGGACGCGGCAGCGGGGACGTGCACGGCGGTCATCTGGATTCCTCAACCGTCACTCTTGCCGGAACTGGCGGTGAAGGATGCCCAGGCCATCGGCAGCGCTATCGCGTTCCTGTGGGCCACGGCGTACGTGTTCCGGCTCATCCGCAAGAAAATCCAACAGTCCTAGGAGGACATGCAATGCGCAAGCTCAAGACCCTGTTCAAGAACAAGACCGCTGCTCTGGCGGCAGTCGGCTCGGCCGCTCTCGTCTCCGCTCCCGCGTTCGCCGCTGGTGGCGGTGGTGGTGTGGACGTCGGTGACGTTGTGTCCGCCATTCAAGGTGCGAACGCTCCCATTGCTTTGATCGGCGGTGCGACGTTGGTCGTGATGGTCGGCATCAAGGTCTACAAGTGGGTGCGCCGCGCCATGTAACGACCACCGGCGGACAGGGCCAACTCCCTCCCGCCGGTCTTTTTTAAGGGGGGATGGTTATGGGCAAGTGCATAGTGATTTCGGTGGCGCAGTGGTCGCAGTTGATGTCAGCAATCGGGTGGATGTGTGTTGCAACGGTCGTCACTGGGTGGCTAGCAGCGTTTGACGTCGGTGTGTGGGAGTGGCGCGTTCGGCGCTACCTACGGCGTCGTCGGTTGGCACGTATCCGTCTAGCCCGAGTGGTGGCGTGATGGAAGGGTGGATCTGGTTAGGCGCATGGCTGGTGGCCTGCGCGATTGTCTTCGTGGATTTCGAATGATGCGGTGGCTCGCTCGCGTGTTTGCATCCGCGATCGCTCGACGCCTCGCATATGTGCTTGTAGCGGCAACGCTCGCATGGTGTGGAACTGGTCGCGCCAATGCCCAGAACTTCCCAACGCAGGGTGCTGCCTATTCCGCATGCTTATCGCAAACCGCCGCTTACTTAGCTGCCCGTGGTCGTGGTGGCAATGACAGAAATCCCGATTGCTTGGTGGAGCAAGGTAGCCAAGCGTATCGCGGCCAATTTGAGACCAGAGATTGCAGTAGTTGCGACTGGTTCCGGGCGTTCTACGGTTATTTCTCTTGGACTGCGGGCTGCGACCAGGAACCTGATTACACCGGTTCTGGTCCCTGGGGCACATATGTTGGTACTGCTCGCAACGGCAGCGTCGGTTGTCGCAATGGCTGCGATGGTGTGTGGTTCGGCAATGGCGACGACACGATGACATGGAGCGCCACAGGCGGTATTTGCCCGAAAGACCCCGAAAAAACGTGTGATGCGATGACCGGGGGTTATGGGTGGAACGGCTATTTGGGCGTGTGTGAGCCGCCCCCGACTGAGGAATGCCCCGAAGGAAAGGTGCCGGACGGGAAGGGTGGCTGCGCTGATAACAAGTGCCCCGAGGGAATGCTGCTTCAAGCCGATGGAACGTGTTCGCCGAAGAAGAACGATTGCCCTGCGGGGCAGATCAAGTCTCCCAGTGGCTCATGCTTGCCCGGCGACGGTCAGTGTGCAGCGGGCGAAGTGCGCGGCCCTGACGGCACGTGTAAGAAGGATGGCGACGGCGATGGCGATCCCGATGAGCCGGGCGAGGGCGACAAGAGCGAATTTTCTGGCGGTGATAGCTGCGACTCTCCGCCCAGCTGTAGCGGTGACGCGATCATGTGCGGACAGGCACGCATTCAATGGCGCATTGATTGCAACACGCGCCGGGACGTGAATATCACCGGCGGGTCGTGTGCGGCGATGCCGGTATGCGTCGGCAAGAATTGTAAGGCGTTGGAGTACTCGCAGCTGTTGATGCAATGGCGGGCTGCATGTGCGCTGGAGAAGGCAGCGAACAACAGCGGCGGCACCGGCAATAACGCAGACGTCAAGGCGATTCGCGACGCGATCACCGGCAATGGCACGGCCGATATCGGTGCTGATGGCAAACCTGCTGACGCGTTTTCCGATGAATCCGGCTATGGCGAAGATGGCTATCCAACTGGTGAACTTGATACACAGGGCTTCGGCTATAGCCGTACTTGTCCAACGATTCCCGATGTAGCCGTGTTCGGCCAGACCCTGCATTTCGACACGTCGCGTTTTTGTCAGTGGATGGTGCTCGGTGGGCAGATCGTGTTGGTCATGGCTTCCCTGGTGTCCTTGCGTTTGATGAGTCAAGGAGGTAGCGCGTAATGCCCTGGTTAATCGCACAACTTGTCACGGGGCTGGCGTGGCTGTTCAAGTCGCGTATCGGCCTATGGATCATGACCGCGCTCGTGTGGCTCGGCATTAATTTCGGCACGATCAAGATGGTGGTTGAGCCGGCAATCGATCTGCTCAAGGGTTATGCGGAAGGCATGGGCAATGGCAATGGGCAGCTTGGCGCGGATGCGATGGCATGGTTCGGTGTGTTGCAGTTCGACAAGGCGCTGACCATGGTCATCTCTGCAATCGCGGCCAAGCACGCGATCATGCAAGGTCGCCTGTTTTTGTTTAAGCGTGGGTTCGGAGCGAAGCCGTAATGCCAATTGAGCTATATACCGGGCAACCCGGCAACGGCAAAACGGCGCTTATGATGGAGCGCCTGGTCGAAGAATCGAAGCGCGCCGAGCGACCTATTTGGGCTGCGGGTATCGCTGGATTGCAGGACGGTTTAGCAACGACGCTCGAAGATCCACGCCATTGGAATGCGGTCAAGGCTGGCGAGGTTTGCACCTGTAACGACACGTCTGCGCAGGCAGAGTGCACGGCTCATGTCGTGCCGAATGGCTCGCTGATCTTTGTCGACGAAGCATGGAAGTGGTTCGGTCACCTACACGATGCAACGCGGCAACAGACGCCCCTGCATGTCCTTCAGCTCGCAGAGCATCGGCATCGCGGCCTGGACTTCGTGTGGACCACGCAGCAGCCGAATCAGCTGTATCCGTTCGTTCGTGGTCTGATCGGTGCACACACGCACGTGGTGCGTCGCTTCGGCACGAAGATGATCGATGTGTTCCGCTGGGGCGAGTTGAACGAGGAAATCAAGTCGTCAGCGAAACGCGATCTTGCCCAACGCACCACGCGCCTGCTGCCGTCCTCGATCTTCGGCGCATACAAGTCGGCTGAGGTCCACACGATCAAGCCGCGTATCCCGTGGAAAGTGCTGGCGTTGCCGGGATTGGTCATCCTTGCCATCGCGCTTGGATGGCTCGCCTACACGATGCTCAAGCCCAGCGCGATGGCCGCAAAACTCGGAGATAAGGGGACGCAATCGGCGTCAGCCGATGCGGCCCCTGGCGGGTCAGCGAACTCCGCACGGCGTGATGGTCCGCGTTGGGAATCTCCCACCGAATATGCCAAGCAACACCTTCCCCGGTTCGGCACCATGCCGTGGACTGCGCCAGTGTTCGATGACCGCAGCATCACCGCCGATCCGATGTTGATCTGCATGTCTTCGCTTGCCGGCGCGGATGCGCAGGGCAAGCACAAGGAAGCGTCCTGCACCTGCATGACGGAGCAGGGCACGGCGTACGACCTCGACCAGCCACAGTGCCGCACCATTGCCAAGCGTGGCCCGGTGTACAACCCGTATCGCCAGCAGCATGAGAACGAGCAACAGCCCGCCCAGCAGCAACAGGCGGTGCAGGGTGGGGCGGCTGCGCCTGGATTGGCCGGCGTGGTCGTGCAGCGTGGCATGCGCACACAGGGCACTTTTCCGGAATCGAAGGGCTACAACACTAAGACCACCACGCCATCAACGTCGCTGGATATGTGACATGACCAGCAGCGGCCGCGAGGCATTGAAGTGGATTGCGCTGGTGTTGATGACCGGCGATCACGTGGCAAAGGTGTTTTTCGGCGGCTATGTGCCGGTGCTATCCGAACTGGGGCGGATCGCGTTCCCGGTGTTCGCGTTGGTCATGGCGTACAACCTTGCTCAGCCACGGGCCGATTATGCGAAATCGGTGTTGCGCCTTGCCGGCTGGGGGCTGCTGGCGCAGCCATTCCACGCGTGGGCGTTCGGGTACTGGATCCCGCTCAACGTGCTGTTGACGTTCGCGCTTTCGGCCTGCGTCGTCTTGCTGCTCGGGCGCATCATCGGCATTGAGCCGTCGAATAAGGCACAGCGCAGGCCGTTCCTGTTGCTGCTGCTCGCCGTTCTGGCTCCGCTTTTGGTGGATTATCAGTGGTCCGGCGTCTGGCTGGTGGTGACGGCCTGGGGCTGGTTTCGCACACGCCGCGGCGTGTGGCTCAGTCTCGCAGCGTGCAGCATGGCCGCGCTTTGTTGGTACAACGGCAACTTGTGGGCGCTGGGAGCGCTCCCGGTGCTCGCCCTCGGCTACGTGTGGTGGCCGTTGCCGCGCCTGCGTTGGGCGTTCTATGGCTATTACGTCGGTCACCTCGGGCTGCTGGTGTTTATCGCGTCGCTGCCGGCGCTTCAGCAGCACGTCGCGTAG